GCGATAGTAGCCGCTTGATTTAATATAAAATCATTAGCAGCTCCACTGCCGACATATAAAATTCCGTTTGTAGTTCCTACGCTCATGTTCCTCCTTATGAACTAATTGTATCGATGTATGACGTAACTATATCAAGAGAAGACGCATCACTGGAAACAGCATATAAGTCGTCTCCATCTTCCATAACAATTTTAGCACCACCTTGAATCAATTCAATTGATCCCCCTGGTGGAATGCTAGCGTCCTTCGCTAAATAATAATTTGCCGCACCTTTAACAATGTACACATCAATAGTGATACTTGTTGTAAGTATATTACAACACCTAATACCAATAACTGCATCGTAGTCACCTGCATCTAAAAGTACTTGAGGCGTGCCTCCTACCACTCGTTGTAAATCGTTTCTAAAGTCCTGGGCCATGTTTCCTCCTTATAATGCAACAGCCATAGCTATTGCAAATCCTTGTGTTGCTCCTGCGGTTCCAGCCGCAACTGCTGTTACTAAACCTTTAGCATTTACTGTGACCGTTGCCAATGCATAAGATCCTACATCGCTATTAACGGTTGCTAATGTTAAAGCTCCGCCGGTTGCTATTGTTGCATCTCCCGACATGGTTTCTTCTTCGTAGCTGGTACCATCAGCAATTAAAATTTTGTTAGCGGTAACGCTAGGCATTATAAATTTAGAGCCTACGGTTAAATCAGCATTCGTTACCACGGATCCAGTGCCTGCCGAATTAATATTTAAATCCAAATTAGTTTCACCCGCTGCAGCAATGACCGGACCATTACCTGTGTCCTTGTTTGTTATATTAACATGCGTGGTTGCACTGGCAGTCTTCGTAAACATTAAGAATTCATTACTAGAATCATCAACAATTCCATAAGTGCTATCGACCGCAATATTGAAAGCATTCATGGTTAAAGCGCCTGCTAAAGAAAGGGCTCCAGTATTATCTCCAAAGACCACGGTTCCATCCGTACTCTTCATCAAACCTTTACTTGCGGGTAACGTACAGAAAACAGATTTCGTTCCTGCACTAAAACTTTCTAGAGAATCTCCATTGGAAGAAGTAATTGCCGTTCGAGTTAAGGTAGCGCCAGAAGCGGTAAAAACTCCATAGCCTACTTCCCATTCATTATAGGAATCGGATTCATGGAAGATACAGTAATAGGTAGTATTACCATCTCCAATTCCAGCTGAGAAACCTTCAAAATCTTCGACAGCTCCGAGTAAAGTAATAGTACCCGTACCAGTCGTCGTTGTAGTTTCTTTTACACGATCGTTTACGATAAAAGCCATTTATTATCCCGTTACTGTTAATAGTCCGCTTGCACCTGGTGTAGGGAAAACAATTTTAAACGTACCATTTGTAGCCGTTTTATTTTCCGTAAAATCTAAAAAGAAACAAGCTGCATTAGTTACTAAAGCTGCACTTGTATTATAGATTAACGCATACCTCGCAGTAATTGTTACACTTGTGTATTCAGGATCTGTAAAATCAGCATACGCTGTCGTTCCTGAAGTTCCTACAGTATTACCACTTAAGACAACTCCTCCGGCACTATATCCTGAACCGGATGCTTCATTGGTAGCTGAGTAAGCTGTGTAATCTGCTAGACTTGTTGCGGAGCTAGTATAGAGTGCAATTTTAAAAGTATCATTAGCAAAATCATGATCTCCTTTGATCACCTCACTTTTAAAACTTGTACATACTACATTTGCCATTTATTTTCTCCTATGCTCTTGTTCTTGGTGCATTCAGAATTTCTCTGATAACACCATTCATATATTCATCTCTGTTTCTTCTGCCTTGTTGCTCAATGCCAAGACCGGTTAGAGATTGTTGATATTTTTGCTCGTATAATTGATACATTCTATCGTTCGATAAGAATGCAAATGCCTCTACGAGACAGGCATATGTGAGCGTATTTGGAGCGTTCAAACTCAAATACGTTGTAGTGTTAGTAGATGCTAAAGCAGTTCCAGCACTCGCTGTAGGTCTTCTAACATAAGCGACTTCAACATTCAAGGCTGTATCTGGTGTAGGAGAAATGAACATCTTCGTTTCGTCCCAATTCGCATAATACTTAGGTGTACCCTGAGTAACTCTAGTCCCTGAATACTCATCCATGAATGAAATATCTTTTTGCATTAAATAAGTTCTCGTCTGTGGGCTAGCTTCCGCATACGTGGTTACATATCTAATAATTAAAATTCCTGTAGGAAGAGATACAAAAGGAGTTCCAGCTGTTAAACTAGAATAATCGTTTTGTCTAAAAACATCCAAATCTACATCGGTCATAATTCTATATTCGGCATCCGATATAAAATCATTTACAATAGTGGTATCTATAACCGTACTTGTGGTTTCGGTATAGTTTCTAATTTTGGTGACTAATTCATCATAGGTCATGGTGTTATTGTAACGGGTCCTGCTGATACAGAATGACCGCCTCCTCTTATGCTTCCCACTGTAGCAGTATTTGTGTCCACTGTAAAATAATACCAATCAGTAGGATTAGTTAAATTTCTGACCGTTGCTCCAGCTGAATGAGTAGCCGCTGTTGATCCATAAGCTCCTCTTTGTACCCATTGAGGATTCATTGAAGTCGCTTGAGGAGAAACTTCGCCTAAAACATTGGAACTAATTGTTGAATATCTAATAAGTTCACTTCCAACTAAAGCAACTTGAGGTGAATTTGAATTAGTTGTTAAAAAAGAACTTCCATCCGTTAAGGTAATTCCACTATTTGTTGTTGTATCGGTAATCGCAGAAACTAAAGTGGTAGTAACATTCGTGTAACGTCCTACCGTAATGGTGTAACCTGCTGACTTAATAATATTAGAACCACTAATTCCATCAAAATCTTTCGGCGTTGCATATCCAGCAACAGGATCATCTACTGTTCCTGTCCCAGGTGCCACCTCAATAGTTCCTCTAAACCTAACTGTGGTGGAGGTATCCCTACCATGACTGGGTGAATTAACAAAAATAATACCAGAAGCGGCAGCATACGTTTCAAAAGGATTGGTGGGTAATAAAATAGTAACAGCGGGTGCTGCTCTTTCAGGAGGGCGAGGATGTTCTAACGCTACAGCATCTCCTCCTCTAACTTTTAATTCTAATTGAGGCTGCTTGGATTCAAATTCAGAAATATGTACCCACGCACCTGTCCATTCACGGACCATTTCTTTGTAGGGAAACTGTAATCCACTTCGATCCGAAATGGCGATTGCCTCTTTACCAGTTGCATATTTTCCGGCCATTACGATACACTCGGATAATAGGCTTTAGGGGTTATATAACTACTTGAATCGGAGCCAGCCATTTTTTCAGCTCTCAAGATTTCATCTTCGTAGATTAATTTTAATGCTTCAACTCTATCCGGAGCAATTTTTAAACTTAAATAATAAGCGAGTCCTGCACACATAGCAGGATAAAAACGGTAAATGACATCCGCAGTATTACTGTACGATCCAGCGGCTGTATTAGTATCAATTCTCGATACATACCACATATATAAATAATTAGAGGCTTGTGTACTTCCTGGAGTTAGATAAACCCATACACGAGTATACAATCTAAATCGTTGAATAAAAAATTGACTGGGATTTCCTGTAGATTTTTTATTAGCCAAAGCAGCAAATGCACTTTGATCAATTTTAGTCATCGTAGTATCCGTTGGATTACTGGTACTTGACGCTACATTTCGATAACTAACATTTAAAACATCATCAACATTATAAAGGAAAGTAGCACTTGGAGAAGCTAAATCATCTACTGATTTCGCATTGGTTTTACCCGATGCTGTAGCTGCTTCAGCATTCCATGCAAAATCATAATAATTTTGATCTGCAATAAGATCAATATTAGCATGATTAATTTTCCATTGAATCAATCCTCGATTTCCCCATTCGGAAAAAAGGATATTTAAAGATCTGCGAATAGTAAAGAGATCATAGCCAGAACGACTTTGGACTCCACATCTTTCAAAAGCCTCTTCAATGATGTCGTCTATCGCAGGATCAAATTTTACTGTTCCTGATATAGCCATCTAATCTCCTATGTATACGTTATCGTAACGCCAGTAGTATTCGTAAGATCTAAGTACACGCCATCATCAAACACGACTCCAGAACCAGGGATCCATGTATTTAATCCCTCCGTTCCAAATAGGAAATCTAATTTTAATGTTCCAGTAGCATCTGTACCATCATAAAGTTTAACTTCTGACGAAGCTATTCCTTTAGCTTGAATACTAGTTACTCGTGCTCTGTTGGTAACTAATTGTCCGTCTCCAGTAGCATGGGCACTCTGTTGGTCACCATAAAATGAACCGCCTCCAGCCATAATTTATTCCTCCTAATTTCGTGAGCTCCCGAAGGAGCTCACATTATTTTATTAGCTTAAGTTATTATTTTGTTGATACAAAACTGTAACTCTAACTTCACCATCTGTAGTAGAACCAGTGCTCGTCCACGTAAGTCTTAGGTCTGCCGTTCCTGTATCAGCCCATGCCAAAGCACCGCCCGATTCAGTTGTTGGATATGCACGTCCAGCGCCAGAAGCAGCTGTGATTGAGTATGAGTTTACAAAAGTAGCGTTGCCGCCAGTTGTATCCCCAACACTGAAAACTGCAGTAGCCCCAGCCATTGCTGTAGGTTTATCCAGTACTATGTCAATGATTTGTGAATTAGCTGGAATAATAACAGTAGTCTCGTTTGCAGCAGAAGCTCCACTATCAAGTGTATCCTCCGTTGAAAACGTCTGTGCCATTACCACTTGACCAGTATTTTTTACATCTGTTCCAAGTGTTGTACCAGACGTATTTTTAATCGTTCCCGCTTTTATCGGTCCCGAAAAGGTAGTTATTGCCATGAT